ATTTCTCCAACCACTATATTTAAGTGGACATTGAAAGATGAGCCAATTAAATTGGAGAAAAATGATGAAGGTAGAGTGCGAGTGTTCGCTGCTGGACAATTTTGGATGATGTTATTAGTGCGGATGTTCTTTGGACCTTTCTTTGCTTGGATGAAAGAGCATCGAAGGACCATGCCATGCAAAGTTGGTATGAATGTCACTAGTTCCGAGTATGATGAATTTATTCGAGATCATCTTGATTTTTCTGACGATACGGAGAAAAAGAAGAAAAATTCAGTAGATGGAGATTATCCGGTTTTTGATCGATTACTTGATGACTTTATATTGGCACTTAATGTATGTATCTTAGTGGCAATTAGAAGTGGATATTGTGATTGGTGGATTACTGTGATGAAAGCTTTAGCCCTTGCTTCCTTTAGAGCAATTATTCTTGTCAAAGGAGATTTGATAAAAGTTGAGACAGGAGGTAACTCAGGTTCCTCAGGTACAGCTGAATTGAATAGCTTAGATGAGTTTATTAAGGAGGTAAAAGGCTATATAATAGCATTTCGTCATTATTTACAATCTATTGATGAATATTCTGATTTCTCTGATTTGGTAAGAAAATTAGAAGAAGGATTTGATTTCATCGAAAATGTCAAGTTAGCTAATTATGGAGATGATAATCTCAAAACACTGAAAGATAGAGTGAAAGTATGGTACAATCAGGAGACACATGGCAAGGCGTTCAAAGACCTAGGCTATAATATGTCCGATTCTATCAATAAATCTCAAGCTCCATCTTTTAAAAATGTTACTGAGACATCTTTTCTTAAGCGAACCCCCATATTTTGTCCAGAATTGGGACAGTGGGTAGCAGCTATAGAGAAGAAATCTATCTATAAGATGTTGACTTGGAGAGTTGAAGGAATACTCTCCGCGGCAGAGCATGCTGTAATAATATGCGAAGAAGCCCAGAGGATGATGTTCTGCTGGGGACGATCTGATTATAATGATTTTATAAAGAATGAGTTGAACTTGTGTAGTTCATTAGTGACTTTTAAAATTATGAGTTTTGAAGATCAGTTAGCATTCTATCAGGAATGTGACAGAGAGAATAAAGCATTTTTTGCTGACGTCTCAGGAAACAGAGCCGATGTTTCCCTCTCGAAAGAGAGCAAAAGTAGTACAAGTATATTGTGCTGCGAGGCACAATTATTGATACCTTCCACATGAGAGTGTGGAGAGGCATT